CCGATCAGTGGCGTCGATGATCACATCGTTGTACGCCCTGACGATGCGCCGAGTCACGCTATTGCTGTAGCGATTCAGGTCAATCGCGTTGCGGTAAAACTCGGCGTGCTGCGTCATTGATCTGCCGCAAACTGCGCTGTAGGCGCGGTCGTCATCACGGTGACATCAGCACCAGCCTTGAGCGCGTTGGAGATCACGGCTTCGAGAACAGCCTCGACGTTGTCGATGCCATCTTCGAGCTGGATCTCGTCAACGTTGTATTCCCTGCCCTGCTTAAACCAGGACACGCGGACGACCGCATAGACAGGCTCAGCTAGCGCCTTCGTAAGGATGGTGAGCTGTTGCTTCCGTGGTCTGGCTGCGTCCATGGCTAGCTCCCCGGTCATCCCCGCATCATGCAGGGATCTCGTCGGTTTGCATGATTTCTGGCTCAGGAGGCGCCATTTCAATGAGCCCACCAGCTTGAGTAGATTCCAGTTCCTCCTCAACGTCGAAGTCGTCACCGAGGATTTCGCCTTCATAGAGCTGGTCAAGAAGCGTTTTCTGGGTGATGGTGCCAGCCGTGTAGAGCTGGAGGAGGGACTGGATTTCCTGAGGATCAAGACGGCTACCCAGGAAATCACGATTAACAAAGCTACTGCCGATCTCCGGAATGTTGAGATAGTGGGCGTGGTGAGCAAGGCAGTTATCGATCAGGTCTTGCATGTTTTGGGCGATGACCATCATGGTGCTGTCGCCTTGGCTGCGGTCGATGCGCTTGGATTCAGCGGTCTCGGCGGACAGCTTTTGACCGAGGACAGCGGAGAGACCGAGTTCGTTGATCTGACTGGCTAGCTGATCAAGGCGGCGGAACTGCGAGTCGAAGGCATCGCTGGGGGGAGCGATATATTCCGCCCGTCCTTCGGCTGGGAAGGAAATCGCCTCACCTGGTCCTGCGCTGACTTCTTCTGCGGATTGCGGGAACCCGTAGAACGCCAACATCGGCACAGCCGAGATGTGGAGTTGATTGTCGAGATCGGACTGGACCTGGTACGCCTTGAGGTTCAGCGAGGCGATGTCTTCCAGGGGCGGGCGTGACTCCATCAGGTTCACGCGGTTGGCATAGGCAACGGCGAATGGAATGTGATCCATCGTCGTGGTGCCGCTATCCACAACCTCGAAGTTGCCTTTCTTGTTGAGACGGTGGATCTCAAAGGCGCCAGGGGTCAAAACGCGGACCTGCTCGACTTCCTTTTCGCCGTAGTCGCCATCAGGAAGGATCACCTTCTCCAGCAGGCGCAGTTGCACCAGCTTCTGCGCGCCATCGACCAGCTCATGCCTCCAGCCAAGGATTTCACGCGGCGAATAAGTGACCCAGTAAGGACGCCCAAGCTCGCCAGCAGAAGGTGCGTCGACCAGCACGCCGATGTGCCCGTAGCGGACCATCTTGCGAGTGGCTTCGTAGCACCAGACGTTCAGATCGTTGCCTTGCAGGTCAACGTCGAATAACTGCTCGCGGACAATGTCGCTGACGTCATTCAGCCTGACCGGCTTGCGGGTCAACATGCCAGCCAGCATCCGCTCTAGACGCTGGTAGTAAGGCGGGCAGACGGAACGGGCGAGTCTGTTGTCATAGCTCTCGTCGAGCTCTCGCGGTTCTTGCGGCAGGTAGCGGCGGTGCCTGCGGCGCAGTTCATACGTCCCGCCCACCAGGTCCTCGATCAGAACCCAGTGGGGTTCCTGATTGCGCCAAGCAGCGTTCGGATCGTTGACCTTGGCGACGCGCGCGGTCAGTTGGCGGTCGTAATGGTTGAAGCCGCTATACACGTCACTAATGCCACAGGCTTAGCCGCATTGTACGAAGCACTGTTAATAGATCCGAATACCAGTAGGTTTGCCCGCCTGTTGATACAAAGGGTTGAACGCGCCGAGGACTAGGTAGCCGAGACCATCAGTCCAGTGCTCGATCCCGGCTGATTTGTCGATCACATAATCATCAGCGCCTTCTTTGAAGCAGACATTTTTGAGGGCTTTGATTGTGTGCTTGCAGCGCGGGTGGATGAACATCCGCAGTTGACCATCAGCGGTGCGGATCATCCAGTTGGTCGCGTTGATCTTGTCTTTTACAGCCCAGGGTGCTTTGGGGCTGATGCATTGAAAGCCGTAGCGGCGGATGATGTCGTGGTCGGTGCGACCCGCCGAAGAAGTCTTGCGGGCGCTCCCTGTTGGATCTGGATACGCAATAACTCGCCGGTTTGGGAAGCGTTCTTTGAGGAGTTGGCAGACCTCATCGGTATTCGACTGCTTGACAGCGAGCTCATCCCAGATGTGGATGGTATCGCCTACGCGGCTTGCGAGAACGCCCGCCATGATGCCGACGTTGAAGTCAGTGCCCCAGTAGATCTCGCCTCCGGTGTCCTTGACGTCTTCGGAGATGTTGTCGTCGCTGAAGTCTGGGTAGACGCGACCGGCGAGGGTCTCGAAGCTGGCGAGGTACTCCTGCCGGAAGGTGCGCTCGTCAAGCGTGCGGCGTGCTGCTTCGATTTCATCAGCAGGGACGTTGCCACCTTCGACGGTGGTGTAGGAGAAGGTCCGCCAATCTTCTTGGTCCTGAGCCTGCTCCCAGAGTTCATGGAACCAGTTGAGTCCGGCAGGCGTGGTGATGAACCAGGCGGGTCCACCTTGGTCTGAGAGTGCCGGACGGAGCACCATCTCCCAGGCTTCCTGCTTGACGTATGCCGCCTCGTCAACGATCAGGCTGCTCAAGCTGACGCCACGGAGACTGTCGGCATTTTCTGCGCCTTTGAGAGCGATGATGCTGCCGTTGGCAAGCTCAACGCTGAGCTCAGACTCGTTCTTTTTGACGTAGATGTCCGATGGCACCATGGCGCGAAGCTGTCGCCATGCGATCTGCTTTGCCGACTTGTAGTTCTGCGTGACGTACCAGTTGAGGCTGCCTGGGTTTTGGATGCCCCAAGCAATCAGTCGCGCAATGCAGAGGTAGGTCTTTCCAAAGCGCCGACCTGAGCAAAGCAGCTTGAAGCGTTCTGGAGAATCCCAGACCTCTCGTTGGGGTCCAGTCAGGCTGGTGAGGAGATCGTTGGCGAGCGGCTGCCAGTCCTTTTCAGGCGCAACTGTTATCGGCTCTTCGAGCAGGCTTCCGCCTGGGAGAGCGTCAAGGATGCTCACTCGAAGATCCTGGCGATGCGCGCTGCGGTATTGATGCAGCCGAGGGCAACGTGAGGCTGATTGCTCTTGCGGGCTTCTTTTTGGAGAGTTGCAAGCTGCGAGAGCAGTTCTGCCACAAAGGTTTTGCGGTCAATCTCCCAATCTGCCCGCAGTAGCTCGCGCGCTTTAGCGATGTAGTTGTCGATCTGGCGGGGTTGGAGCCCCCATTCGTTTGCGCCGTATTGCACGCACTCAGAGCGCGTAGCGCCATTGGCAAGGAGCCGAGCGATGCGGTTAATCCGCATTTCGGTCTTGGCAGATGTAGAGCCTTTGGCGGGCATCAGATGGACACCTCGCCTTTGGAATTGGAGCGCGCGGGTCGGTGATGCTCCGCCGCCTTGCCGGTGGTCCCGGCAGTCGCCTGCTTCGCGCGCGTGCGCTCGCCACGGTACATGGTTGCTCCGATTTCGTCTATGCGGGAGAAGGGCAGGATCGGAACTGTCAGTCGCTCTTTAGCTGTTGGGTCCAGGAAGTAGATGTAACGAAGCTGGAAGCCTTCGAGGGGTTTGGCTCCCCGCTTTTTCCATTGGGAGGCATTGCCGCCCATGCGCTGCGGATTGACGTTGAGGGTGAGGTCGGTGACGATCTTGCCGTTTGGCAGCTTGAGGATGGTTTTGTTTTGGCGGATGCCGGTGAGAGCAAAGCCGCTGGCGCGGTAGATGGTGCCATCACCGCATTGGGCGCCATCAGCGAAAGACAGGACCCATTGGATGTGGGGGTAATGCTTTTTGATCAGGCGAAAGGCAATGGCTAGGGCGCGGCTTTCGCTGTTTCGCGGAAGGTTTTCACTGAAAGCCATCCGGTTGAGTTCGAGGAAGCCATTCCAGGGCGTGCCTTCGACAAGGGGGAGAACCTTGCGCTTGTCGATCGGAGCGCCGAACTGCATGGCACCTTCAAGGCGTCCGTTGAGGAAGACACCTAGGTGGAGAGATGAGGTCGCAGCAGTAGAGCCGGAGTAATGGATCCGCTTGACGAGGCTCGCGGCGTCCTTGGCGGAGATGGGAGCAACCTTGAGGTCTTTAGCTGAGGCCATGATCACCTCCCCAGCTCAGGAAGAGCTCAGCGACGCGAGCGATGGCGTTGCCGTTGCTGTTCTCGTTGCCGGTATCAGCGAACGGTCCCATCGCTTTGGCTTTTTCGATGGCTTCCTTAACGATCTCAGCTTGAAGATCGTGAAGAGTGAAAGTCATCTGCTGGATGGGTTCCCGATCACCCGAGTTGAGCTCGGGCATTTCGTCTAGCGGGGAGACGTCATCACCTATTAGCTCGGAGAGATCGTCGGCATCAAACCAGGGCGCGAGATCGTGCTCGTCTGAGAGGCGAGTGAGCATCGCTTGATCCCATTCGGAGAGATCGCCAGTGCGATTGTCTGCGAGCGCGAGACCGACCTTTTCGTCTTCGGTCAAGCCAGTGCGTCGGACGGCGATGATCTCGTCGCCTTCGGTGTCAATGATGCGGAGGTTAGTGATACCAGCGGCTTTGGCGCCTTCAATGGTGCCGTTGCCAGCGAGGATGCGGTTGTCTTCGTCGATAACGATTGAGCGAGCAGCGCCGAATCGTTCGAGGGATTCTTTGATCAGATCAGCGGAGCGATCCGTCCGCTTTCTGGCGTTTTTATGGTCTGCCTTGAGGTTATTGATCGAGGTCACAGACCCTACGCGTGCAACTTGCAGGGATCGTATCAGCTCTATTTTAGCGGTGATTATTAGCTGCCCTGAGTTGATTGATTTTGGGTTCGACTAAGTGATGAGAAGAGACGGTGCCGCAGTTGGTGCCGATGCAGACGCGAACGCAGCCATCAGGCAAGTTTTCCAAGGTCGGCTGGACGGAGGAAGCGGCTGATTCGACCAAGTGGTTCAGGCGCTCGCGGGGGTTCTGGGTCATTGATCTGGTGGTAGCGGGCTAGGTAGTAGTCATCCCACAGCTTGAGGATGGCTGCGATTTCCTGGTTTGTTGGTTTTGTCATGGATTGAGCAGAGGACGGCAGCGGCGATGGCTTCGACGACGTTGCGAGGGCAAGAACCCTGAGAAGCCTTCAGAGCGGCTGTAACGGCGTTCTGGTACTGCCTAAGGGTGAGAGGGGGCAGCTCGGGTTGAACGCCCGGCGTGGGGTCTCCTAGGGCGCGCAGGCGAACAAGCTCGGAGCGGGAGAGCTTGAGTGCTTTGGCTTGAGCGTCGATGTGGTCGCGCTCTTCAGGCGTGAAGGAGACCTTGGCAACGATTCGGGTCATATCAGAAGGGGAGGGGTTCTTCGGCTGGCTTGCTTTGCGGGAAATCGCGGGGGCTGACGACTTCGACCTTGGGCTCGGGGGCAATGTCGCGCAGCAGGTTGCGGTACGCCTGCGGGTTGATATGCCCAGGCGGTGCCTTGTCCAGGTCTTCCAAGGTGCAGCGGTTGGCTTCGATGAGGCGCTGCAGGAGCTTGCGGGCGCCTTCAGGGGTTGAGATGCGGGTGAGTGCCATTAGTCGAAAGCTTCAAGGCGTTGACGTTCTTCTTCTGCCCAGGGGTGGCGGACCCAGCGTCCCAAGCCGCGAGAGCCAGGGGCTCCGGCGATGGGCGGGCAGTAGGTGCAGTAATAGCCATCGCGGTCGTACATGCCAATGGCATGGTCGCTGGCGACGGGGCTGTAGTGAAAGCGAACCTCGCCAAGCTCGGTTTCACCAAACATCGCGGAGGTGGCGATGCGATAGACGGATTTGGGGCTGATGCGTTCTTTGTTATCAAAAACCTGGTGAACGCATTTGCCGCGATTGGCGTAATCAAAAAGCGGCAGCGACATCAGAAGACATAGGTGGCGTGGTTGATGGCGGCTTGCCCAGCAGGGCGGTCATTGACGGTGGCGAAGCGCTCGTCGCGCAGCCAGCGGAAGCAATCAGGCAGCGGGCTAACGAAAGCGTCGCCTGCTGCTTGCTGATGCTCGATTTCAGTTTCCAGGGCTTTGATGAGACTGGCTTCGGACTCGGTCCGGATTGTTTTCTGCCATTGGGACAGTGCTTTTGGCTTGGACTGTGATCCAGCTCTGACGGGAGCGGAGAGGTAGAGCTTCCAGAAGAGCTCGAACTCCTCGCTGCCCTTTGCCCTTGGCTTTCGTTTTGAAGGCTTGGAAGGCGCCGCTAATGCGTTAGCGGCTGCGTCGGAGGATATTTCGTAAGAAATATCCGTAGACAAGAGGCTGTTGGGATCTAGTTCTAGGGGATATTGTTCGCCTTCCTGGGGCTGTAAGGGGTACCCCTTACAAGGGCTGGAAGGGGTTACAGGGGTTGGAAGGGGTCCTGAGGCTGCGCCAGCGAGGGGCTGCGGAGCGATCCGCTTGCCATTTCCGCCTTCCATCGTGCAGCGGTAACGAGTGGTGAAGCCAGGGCGCTCGACGGCGATTAGCCAGCCGTTTTCCTTGAGCCACTTGATGGCATCACGAGTGCGATGGATCCCAATTCGAGCCACTTTTGAGATGCGCTGGACAGATGCCCAGCAGCCTTCCTCGCTGCCGTTGGCATGGCGCCAAATCGCGCACCAGACCATGACAACGTGATAGTCAGGGGCTGCATCAAGGATTTCGTTTGGAATTATCGAGAAGGGCTTAATACCCCTCCCAAGCTGTTCTGAGCTCATGTAAAGTTGCGGGGCAAACGGAATGAAAAGAGCCTCGGGTCGCGCCGGGGCTTTTTATTTTGCCGAGGCTTCAGCCATTCGTCTTGCGTCAGCCTCCAGGCGCTTTACGCCTTGGCTGAGGATTTCATTGACGAAGGCTTTGCGGGTGAGATGCGAGGGCTGCAGGGCGTCGATCCTCTCCAGGATTTCATGGGAGATCCGGATGGTGACGCCCTTGGTGCCGGGAAGAGCCATGAGTTGAAAAGGCGCGAAAACGGCGCTATATTACAGCCCCTTTCGCCCGGTGGCAAATTGCTGGAGCCGATCCCAGGTCTGGAGTTTTTCGACAGCCTTCATCGCTACCGCTATCAAGGACGGTGGCTGCCGTTCAGCGTTTCCAAGATCGCCAGTCCGGCAAGCCCGCAGGCAGAGCTCCGTTTTGAGCAGACCCGCCACATCTGGGAGCCTCGCGGCAATGCTGTCCATACCTACTGCGAGACGCTGCTGAAAGGCGGCATCCTCTGGAAGGACGAGTTCAAGGACTGGACCGACGAGCTGGACGATTGCTGGCTGCTGACCGAGAGCGAGGCGGTGGCGGTGGAGTATCGGCTCTGCGATGCCAGAAAAGGAATCGGTGGCAGCTTTGACTTCTTGGTCCGTACCAGCAACGGGAAGCTCGCCTTGGGCGACCTGAAAACTGTTGGCAGCGATGCCGCCATCAACCAGCGCCAGCCTGCGAAGGCGCAGCTAGGTGGGTACTTGGCAATGCTGATCGACCACCATCCGGAGCTGACAGTTGACTGCTGCTACACGCTGGTCTCTGGACCGGGTCGCTACCGGCTGATCAAGAGCGAGCCAGACGAGTGCTTGATGGCTTGGGTCGACGCCTGGGATTTCTTCAAGCTGGATCAAGCGCTGTTTTGACTGATGCTTTACAAGCTTTCAGAAGAGGAGATACAAGTCGCGTTAGCCGAAGCCAGCAGGCGGCAGAGCCTGAATGAAGCGAGGGGGCTAAAGGGCAGAAACGGCGGGGCGGAAACTGGCGAGAAGGCGCTGTTCTTTCATCGGGTCGGCTGCCTGGGCGAAATGGCTGTCGCCTCCTATTTAGGACTGAAGGACGAGCTGTTCCAGGAATCAGACGCAGTGCGGGGCTCGTTCGATCTGCCCTTCTGCATTGACGTCAAAACAAGGACCAAGCATTACTACGACCTGATCGTTCAGCTCGACGAAGAGCCGGGGAAGAACTACTGGTTGGTCACGATCCAGAACAAGACGATCAGGATCCACGGCTGGATCGAGCATGACCAATGCACCAAGCCCGAATACGTCAAGGATCCAGCCAAGAACCGCTCGGCGTATTTCGTGCCCCAAAGCGCTCTTAAGGCACCGGAGAGTTTTCGCGCTGAGGTCATGGACAAGAGCCAACAAGCAAGAGAGGCGCGGTATCTCGACTGGACTGCGATTTTCAAGCGTCGCCTGGATCTGGCACCACCTGGCTACGAGGAAGCTGTACAGGCTGGACAGGAGCGCAGCAGGGATCGGTACGAGCGGATCGGGAAGAGGAGAGCAGGCAAAAGCGGCAAGAGCAAGCCAGGGCGATTCCCAGGCCTGAAGCACGGCGCGGATTGATTTCGGCAAAGCTGCAAATCGGCGCCGAAAGGGCTTGCGCTGGACGGGTGGGCATGGCAAGGTGACTGAGCCACTGACCCCCAAATGCGCAAGCCTCGCCGCCTCCGCAACAACCCCGGCAAAGCAGTCCCAGAAGAACTGCTGTTCACCGCTTTCAAATGGGAAACCATGCGCGAGCGGTACTTCACCAACATCCACTGCCTAGACGACGCAACAGAAGCCCGCTACCTGCGGACGATCTACTCAAAGCGCTTCTGGGATGAGTGCGGCATCTCCATCGACCTCAAATGAAATCACAAGCCATCCGCGACGCCGAATATGACGTCGACCGCCTGTTCACTTGGGCGGAC